ACAAGGACCACACGATGCACACGCATCCGTTCGACTTCACGCTCTTCGAACTCGGGGACTGGAACGAGAAGACCGCAGTTATCAAGCCGCTCAGGGCGGCCAAGAGCATCATCAACGCAGCAGCACTGCCCATGTGGCAGGCAGGAGAGGGGAACTAGCATGGCTCGGAACAACGCAGGCGGACACATCGCAAAGGGACAGAAGAACTTCGCGGCAGTACCGGCACCGACGGTCCCGCGAAGCGTCTTCAACAGGGACACCCAGCTGTTCACTGGGTTCAAGGCCGGCGACCTGGTCCCGATCTTCCGGGACGAGGTCACACCAGGCGACACCATCAACATGGGCGCGCGCTTCTTCGGACGCCTCGAACCGCTGATTCGCCCGATCATGAGCGGGCTCTACGTCGACGTGTTCTTCTTCGCCGTGCCACACCGACTGGTGTGGGACAACTGGCAGAAGATGCACGGCGAACAGACGGACCCGGGGGACTCCACGGACTTCCTCGCACCGTTGCTCGACGATCCCGGGCCGACAGGCTTCGGGGAAGACAGCCTCCACGACTACATGGGAGTACCTCCAGGTGTTCAACTCACTAACATCAGCGCTATGTGGGCGAGGGCTTACACGCTCATCTGGAACGAATGGTTCCGCGACCAGAAGCTCCAGGACACGAAACCCGTCGCGACGGACGACGGACCCGACACGCCTTCCGACTACCCGCTTCAGAAGCGGGGGAAAAGGCATGACTACTTCACATCAGCAAACCCGTACCTGCAGAAGGGCAACGCGGTCAATCTCCCGATCGGCGCTACTACGGCGCCACTGGTCACGACGACCACTACCGGGGGCGTTGGCGTACCAACGTTTGATCTGAACGGGACCACCAGCTCGCTGCAGCAAGTCACCGCGAGCACGACTAACACGCAGTGGTCCTCAATCCCGGGGAGCGGAAACCCGCTCGCAGCATGGCTCGATCCCGGGCTGGAAGCGGACCTCACGACGGCGACCGCAACTACCGTCAACGAGCTGCGCGAAGCAATCGCGCTGCAGCAGGTCCTCGAGACAGACGCAAGAGGGGGCACGCGCTACACGGAGATGATCCGGGCACACTTCGGAGTTTCCTCCGAAGACCAACGGCTCCAGCGGCCCGAGCTACTCGGGCTCTCCAGCTTCAACGTGAACCCGCACTCCGTCACAAACATGGGGCAAATCGGAAACCCGCTAGGAGCACTCGGGGCCTTCGGAACGCTCTCGGGGAACTGCAACTTCACACGCAGTTTCACCGAACACATGATGATCATCGGACTAGCGTCACTGCGCTCCGACCTCATCTACCAGCAGGGCGTGTCCCGAGACTTCACACGACGCGATCGCTACGACTGGCCCTTGCCAGGACTGGCGCACCTAGGGGAACAGGAGATCCTGAGCCAGGAGATCTACGTCGACGGGACAGCCAACGACCAGGACGTGTTCGGCTACCAGGAGCGGTACGCAGAGCGCCGCTACAAGCCTAGCGAGGTCACCTCGATCATGAGGTCCACGCACACGCAGAGCCAGGACTACTACCACCTGGCGCAGGACTTCAGCAGCAGACCGCTCCTCAACTCGACATTCATCGAAGAGAACCCGCCGATGGCACGCGTACTCGCGCAGACCGAAGAGGTCCAGATCCTGTTCAATGCCTGGTTCACCTACCGACACGCACAGCCGCTGCCGGTCTACGGGGTACCCGGCCTGAGGCGGCTCTAATGGCGTGGCTCGCACAGGGCGCGTCATCAGGGCTGAGCTTCCTCGGCGGGTTGTTCGGCAACGCACAGGCCAGAAGGGAGGCCAAGAAGAACCGAGAATTCCAGGAGCGAATGTTCCGCAACCGCTACCAGTACACGAGTGACGACCTGGAGCTAGCGGGACTCAACCGGAAGCTGGCAGTTACGGGGGCGCTTAACGTAGGAGGGCTGCCTTCGGGCAGCATGGCCGCGCAGGGCAATCCGGCGGCCGCAGTCGGCAGCGCAATGACTGGAGCAGCTGCCGCGACCAAGGCAGGCGCGGAAGCAAAGCAGAGCCGGGCCAGGGCCGGCCGGGAAGGAGCCGAAACAAGAAAGATCGACGAAATGCTGGACCTCCAAAAGGAGCTACTCAGCACACAACAGTTCAGAGAGATGCGGGAGGCACTAAGAACAAGCGCAGAAGAGCACCTGGTCCGAGCCCGGGAGACCGGGCAGAACTTCCAGAACCGACTACTAGAACTATCAATTCCGAGAGCAGAGTCTCTCAACGCGTTCGACGCAAGCGACCTGGGCCAGGACATGATCAAGCTGGACCGCCTGCTCGAAACGATCGACAGGATGCCGTCGCTAGGCGACATCCTCATGCCGAGCCCAGACCGACGGCCTGGCGGGCAACCGAACAGAGGACAGAGAAGCGGCACGTTCCAGAATCCGAAGGGCGGATTGAAAGGCATTGGCCGCAACAAGAGACGAGGCAAGAAGCGATGAGCGACAACATCTACGTCACGAAGTCACCCAAGCGGGTCCAGCTCGAATTCGATCCCGAGAAGGAGCCGTCGAGAACCAAGCAAGCCGACGCACGGGGGCGAGATCTGCGCTCGATCATCGAGCGCTACCAACGCACAGGAGAACAGCCGCCGTGGGCGAGCAAGCCGCACGAGGCGCTCTACGAGAACTTCACTAGCGTCGGGGAATACATGGACATGTTCCTCCGCGTGCAGAGCGCACAGGAGGCATTCGACGCACTGCCGGCAAAGGTCCGGGACCACTTCCAGAACAGCCCACAGAAGCTCGTCGAGGCGTGGCACGATCCCGAACAAGGCCAACTGCTCCTCGACCTAGGCCTGATCGACCCGGAGGCCGTGGAGGGGGAAAAGACAGCCTCTGAGACCGTGCCGGAAGGAGTGAATCCGGAAACCGGGGAAGTCACCCCGGAGGGGGAGTGAGGGGAAAGACACATTGGTGTCACTGAGACCACTTGGGACAAGTGATCCCGTGGTCTCAGTACAAACGCGGGGCGAGATCGCCCCACTTGAAAGGATCGCGAAATGCGAATGCGCAAACGACTCTCGAAGCGAGGCAGCCGCCGGAACTTCCGGCGAGGGGCTCGGCCTGGTCGAAAGACGCCGAGCAGAAACCCTCGAGGTGGCTGGCGCCTGTAGCTCGAGGGGGGTACCGAATGGAATGCCTCCACCCCGTCGACGGGCTGAGGCAACCCGACGGAACGGTAAGGATGCTAACGGAGAGAGCCGAATCTCCGTTGCTCCGCGCAGGGCACCTAACAGTGCCCTGCGGCCGTTGCCGCGGATGCAGGGCGGAGCGATCGCGACAATGGGCAGTCCGAATCATGCACGAAGCGGCAATGCACGATGAAGCCTGCTTCGTCACGCTCACTTACGCCCCGCACTACTTGCCGAAAGACGGAAGCCTCCAGATCCGAGACTTCCAACTGTTCCTTAAACGACTACGGAAGAAGGCCCGCAGGAAGGTTAGTTACTTCCATTGCGGGGAGTATGGGGACATCGAGGGCCGTCCGCATTATCACGCGGCACTGTTCGGCCTCGACTTCCTGGACCAGGCGGAGGAACTTCCGAAAACACAGAAAGGCTTCAAGCAATGGACTGCGCCGCTACTCCGAGACACATGGAAGCTCGGACACGTGGCCGCGATGCACCTAACGTTCGAATCGGCGCAGTACCTAGCCAACTACATCACTAACAAGGTCACCGGAGACCTAGCAAAGGAGCACTATCAAGGCAGGACACCGGAATACTCCAGCATGTCCAAAAGACCAGCGATCGGGAAACGCTGGTTCGACCAGTACAAAGACGACGTCTATCCGTTAGACGAGGTTGTAGTCAGGGGAGTGAAAACGAAACCTCCGAAATATTACGACCAACTACTAGGAGAGGAAAACGAAGAACTACTGGAAAAAATCAAGTCCAGGAGAAGAGAAAAAGCAGACACAGAAAAGAGACAGAAAGACCAAACAAGAGACCGGAGGGCTACGAAAGAAGAGCTACTCCGACTACGACAACGGAAGAACAAGAGAGAAATAACATGAAGTACTGGGACGCACTCAAGGACCTGGTCGAAGCCATCTTCAACGTCATCAAGGAGCTACTCGCATGAAGATCTACACGATCTACGACTCGAAAGCAGACGCACACACGCAACCGTTCTTTGCACAGGACGCGGCCGTGGCAACCCGAATGTTCGAACGAGCAGCGATGAACAAGGACCACACGATGCACACGCATCCGTTCGACTTCACGCTCTTCGAACTCGGGGACTGGAACGAGAAGACCGCAGTTATCAAGCCGCTCAGGGCGG